CGAACTTGAATAGCCGCCGTGTTTTCTCCGACCGTCGATGTTAAGCCGGTTATTTTTTCCGATAAGGCTTTGTCTCCCTCTGCGACTGTTTTGCTCAATTCCGTGATATTGCTATTAGTGGTATCAGTTTTAGAATTAAGTTGGGTAATCTTTTGCGCTGTAGCTTCATTATCTTTTGCTACGGTTTCGCGGAACTCAGTTAAATCTGAGCTTGTTTTATCCGTCTGCGTTTTTAACTGAGTAACTGCCGTTGCTCTTGCCTCTGTTTCATCCGCGACAAGTTGCTGGGTTTCGATTATTTCCGCCTTACGGTCGCCGTTCTGCACCATCCAGCGGCGCACATCGGCATCATTTGCCAGCGCATTCTGTATTGCAGCATCAGCTGCGGATTGAAGCTGAGCATTCGAATCAACTAGATTTTTGTCGATCTCTTTAAATACCTCAGACTCCTCAATGCCTTTTTTAACTTCATCAGCAATCCAATCAACATCCGTGCTGGATTCCCCTAAAACCCACTCAATCCAGTCCCCCTGATTCCCCGTCTTATCTACCAATCGAGCGCGATAGAAGAAAGACTGTCCTGCTTTCAGGCCCATCTGCTGATAGCTGCGCTGAGGATACGGAATATCAGATAGAAGCATGGCTCCGTCTTCAGCGTTTTTATCGTTGTACTGAATCTCAGTTTTAAGGGTATCTTCAGCTCCTTCAGGAAAATTCCACGAAAGCTGTATGCCAAAAACTAGCGGATCAGTTTTGAAACCAACCGGCTGCGGCGGCTTCCCTTCTTTACCCTTAAGTTCAGTTTCTAACGAGCTAGCCCATAGCGATGAAATATCACTGGCGTTGATAGCACGAACGCGCACCAAATAACGACCTGCGTAAATACCGGGAACCTCGAAGCCCAGTGCCGACGTGCGCGGGACTGATACCCAGTTACCGTTATCTTTTCGCCACTCAGCCTCATAAGCGATCGCATTCTTCACCGCGTTCCACGTTGCGCGCATCGTGGTAACGGCTATTCCCTGATTGATGCTTGAGTAGCTGGTAATAAGAACATTTTCTGGCGCAACCTGAACACCCGGTGGAATAACAGAAATGGGGCGATCGTCTATACGTGCGCCGGTATCAATCCGCGCATATTTGTCCGGGTCATGGTAAGCCCCAACGATGGTGTAGGTGTTGTCGTTGTTGTCTGCCACACTCACAACGCGGTAGAGCTGCACGGCAAGTTCATCAGCATCAACTGCCCATACTGATTCGGCCTGCGGAGTTTCGCTGTAGTTTGTTGTTACAGTGACGAGGCGACCATTTACCGACTGCACCGTTCTGGCCTGACTGATACCAGAAGGTAAATTAACGATCAGACGGTCACCGCTCTTAATATCTGGCTCGCGGTCGAGGCGAACATTTCTCCCTTCAACGCTGCTAATACGGCCTCCCATGACTCGCCCTGAGAGCATCTGATCGGCAACGCCAATAATATGCCCCGGAAACGGGATTAAACCATCGAGTCCCACGGAAAACTCAACCGTTCGATCTTGGCTATTACTCAATAATGCCCAGCGGCCACGGCGATTAGCTTCGCTTTGACGCGTACAACCAATGGCCGTGATCTCCGTCTGGTTCACCCCATAACGGCGTACCAATGCATTTTCGAACACTGACTCAACCGCGTCGGCATAATGATTGGCAGGGTCTGACCATCCCACCATGGCTGTGGTGTACCGCGTGCGTTCGCTCGAGGCTGAGTAGGCAAACTTCCCATTGATAACGTTGGCGCGCGTGTAGGTGTAATCCAAGTCTCGCGGCATATCTGCCAGTGTCACTATCTGGTTTTGCCCGTAACAGGTCATACCGCGGAAAATAGCAGCAAAATCTGTCAGAACGGTCCACGCATCTTCACGCGACTGAATGTACACATCACACTTAAAGCGTGGCTCCATACCATCCGCGCCACGTCCATCGGGTACCAGTTGATCACAATACTGCGCAATACGATAAAGCTCAGATTCATCCACCTGCGTGGAGTCAATGCGTTGGCCTAATCCGTAACGATCAGAGATCAAGATGTCATAGAACACCCATGCTGGGTTATCAGTCCATGCCCACTTGAACCCGCCCGTCCAGACACCAGAGTATTGCCGCGTGACCGGATCATAATTATCCGGCACTCTGACAATCATCATCTTGGGTCGGCATGTTACTTTAGGGATGTTTTGAAACTGCTTAGCGTTAAATTCCACATAGAGCAGCGCTGTGTTTGGATAGCGTAATTTGGCATCGATAACTTCAGTGTAAGCCTCAACATTCATCGTGTCGGCAATACGACCGCTATTAGCGTTGGCTGTGAGACGGCGAACACGCAACTGCCAGCCGGTTGTCGCTGTGGGTAAGTCAATACGGTGGCTGCGCTCATAAAGCGTTGTCGTTTTACCATCAACCGCAGATTTGAGCACCTCGCGATATGCGCCACCGTCCGTGGCCACATCGATAGCGTATTCAATTTTGTAGCCGTTCACATCGCCGTTATCTTTTTGCTGCTGCAATGCAGGCCAGCCAAACCGCAAACGCACTGCAGATAACTGAGTATTGTTAACCGCACGCACCCACGGCGCCGAGCTCTTAAGTTCGGTACCGATGGTGATTTCATTCTCAACAGCAGGAACGCCTTTGATATATTCCTGCGATTGGGTACCGGGACGAAATTCCCAACTTACCCCCTCGAAATTCGAGCTACCGTCCTCATTAGTGAGCGGCGTTCCATCTAGGAAGATATTGGTACCATCAAGGCCACCAGCCCATTCCCCCTCACCCAATGCGAGCAATATTTTGGCAATGGCCATCGACTGGATACTATCGGGTGATTCAACCGGTGTATGCCCACTACCACCGCCACCTTTCTGGCCTTTAATCTCGTTTATCATATTTCACCCATAAAAAAACCCGCCGTAGCGGGTCTTGTGAATTGATATGTTTATTGCTGATCTTCGGTATATATCCCAGCGGAAATAACTGCCCCGCCGATCTCTCGATCACCATAACCGATAGCAACAGGATTGCCCTGAGCAGTACTGTTAACAGGGCCGCCAAATGCATAGCTGGGTTTGTTGTCCGGATCTTGTCGCATTCGAATACCAGCTTGTTGGGGGGATAGCATTTGGACTACACCGCCGAGCGCCATAGATGCGCCTGTTAGAGCCAAAGCCCCCCCCCACACCCCCGTGCTTGCAAAAGCGCCAGCCAGTGTTCCGCCACTAAAAAATGTTGCAGCACCTATTAGCGCTACACCAAGAATTGTTTGAAAGAGTCCTGCGCGCTTACTCCCTATAATTACAGGCACAAGATGTATGTCATCTGTACCTTTAGTTAGTTCTAGTTCATCCTCTTTGATATTTCTTTTTCCAACAAACACCGCAAAGGTTAATCCACGCTTATGCGCTGCCAGCATATAATGCTCAAAGTTAGGTAACAGATTTTTTGCTGCGCTGATCATCTTTGTAGCGCTATGTGCTCGATATTTAAAGTCACGCCCAAATTCAGCAATAAGTGGGCCATGAAAGCGCAGGGTACGTAAAGAAGCCTCAGTAAACGCCATGCTTAACTCCCATAAAAAACCCGCCGTAGCGGGTCTTGTTTTAGTTATTCTTAGGTGTTGAATAACCCTCTAGATTGAACTTGAACTGCCTAGGACCAGCCTGATAAAAATTAGCCTCAAGCATTAGTTTTTTGTGCGTTTGAATATTTTTTATGAATGATGGTGCGTTTCCTATAAATAACACGTCAGAACGACCATTGGCTGCAGTATTTACTTCGTACTTCTGAATTTTTTCACTATCAAATTTTACTGAAATACTACAACCATCAATAGATGCACAACTAAACTGTCCCTTACTAATCATTAACATAGCTTCAGCCGGTTTGAGATCATCAGCTTTCTGACCGTCTTTTAGTTCTGTTTTCTTAGATCGTAATACTAGGGTCATGCTTGACCCGCCGTTATAAGGAAAATCAAAATTGACGGTATTGTCTGAATCAGTCTGTAGAAACTTCGTTGAAGTTCCTCTCATTTCATCATTATCATAAGAAACAATCCAATCAGCAGCTACTGTTGGAACCGCAATGAATAACAATGCCGCGACTGAAATCTTGCCAAGTTTCATTAATCCATCCTTTTTTTGTTAATAGAATTCAAAGTAATCCTAACAAGGATTAAGAGTTGAAAAAATAGATGGCTTTAACAAACATTGACGCGGGGGCTAAATAAGATGCTCGAGCCTAACAATTTTCACAGTTCGATCTTTCCAGTACCCCCCATAGGGAACACGCTGACTCAACATGCCGTACATATGATGCAATAGCATCCCATCATCTAGCAGAATACCGGCATGATTCGCGACCGGCGCGGAGACCTGCATTATCACCATATCGCCCGATTGAGGTGGGCCACTAAACTCACGAAAACCGCATTCATACCAATTATCAAGATAGAGATTTTCACGGCCTGACTCCCACCATGGATAATCAACGCGGTAATCATTAAGCACAATGCCATGCGTTTGCCGGAAGTAGCTCATAACCAGCCCCCAACAGTCTGTATGCCCTAATACAAACGCGCGCCCCACCAGTGGCAATTCCCCACGCGGCATCACTGTGCGCAAGTCCCCTTCAGGATAACTCACGATATGCCACGGCATT